TTCTATATTAAAACTAACATCATGTTGTATAGAAGCTCTTAAAGTTCCTTGATCTACTGGGCAATTCATTTTTGCATCTCTTTCTACTACAAGACAAGCTTTATTCATATTATTGGCTACCTTCTGTACTATTTGTAAAGTAGCATTCTCAATACTTCTTACAAACTCCTTATTATCATTCATTAGTATCAACCACCTTTAATAACAGAGTTGTAAATCTGCCTTTGGAGTTAACTTTAGTAATATCATAAATAGTATCACCCAATTTCAATCTGTTACTGTTCTTATCAATATCCTTGAAGAAGGTAAGTCCAACATGACTACTAGAATTATATTTAATACTTTGAGTGTATTTCATATCATCAGTTAGGTATAAAACTACATCTATACTTTTAACATCTTGCCATTCATATCTGATTGCACCGGAAGGGCTTTCAACTTTAACTTTTCCCTGAAGCATAATAGGCTTCATATCTGTAACTACACTCATCTTGGAAGCCGCCTATATCTTCTTAGTCTTGTTTTTATATCCTTAGGCATACCGTCAATATACGATTGACTTACACCCTCATGGCTTTCGCTTGAAATGCCCTCTGAGCCTATTTTGTTAGCTTTAATAACTACTAAGTCTTTAACTACACTAATACATCCTATAGGCATTTCTATACCTTCTTCAAGGTTGATATATTCAGCTACATCATTAAATATATCTTTTATAAAGTCTTTTAAGAGTTCTTCACTAAGATTAGATATTCCTGGTCTCAATTTAAGTGATACTAATATATCATCTTCTTGTGCCATTTCAACACCTCATTTCATAAAGGAAGAGAGGTTTTACCCTCTCTTATACTCCTGCTACTTCCTTAGTATTTACTGGATTAGCTGTAGTATTTGATATTGTAACATTGATTGGCTCAATATCTGCAGAAGTTCCTAATTCATAATATAAAACTGCTATAGCTTCATCTCTTAACACTTTAGATCCATACATGCATAATCCTCTTACTCCATCAGCAAATGAAGTTTGAAGTCTCATAGCTTCCATTTCATCAAGTTGCTTAGCAGCACCAATTGCAGATTTATGATGTGCTACTATAATATTAGCTGGTTTTTCCTCACTACATACTACTTGCATGCCATTAATAGTTTGTCCTTCTACAACTCCATTAACTAACACATTAGGATTAGCTGTAAATCTTCTGTCTTTTGAAAGCAATCCTAATATTTCACTATCTACAGTTACATATCTTTCAGTTTTAGGAACTTTATTTTTAGATAACTTAGTTCCTAAGTCAACAATATAGTTATATACATTAGCCTCAGTTATCTTTATTTTACTTGCTGTTGAACCAATCTTATTAGCTGCTTTAGCACCCGCAGATAATACAGTAAAGAAATCTTTATCATAAGTTTCAGCTAATACTGCAGCATGTTCTGCAGTTGTTGCACCCATGACATCTGCTACTAGTTGGACCTTATCGCAATCATCAAGTGAAAAAGCAAAATACTTCTTCTTATCAAAAACCATTTCGATAGGAGTAGTATTAATTTCATCCCATGCTATAGAACCTTCATAGTCCTTAAGAGTTCCTGCTCCAACTCTGTTGAATATAACCTTGTTACCTTGTATTTTACTTGGCTTAGTTGATATAGCTTGTGCTACTGATACTGAATGGAAGTTAGCAATTAATGCTCCTTCCCATAATGTTGGTTTAAAATTTGCTACTGACATTTACATTCCTTCTTTCTATTTATTTTGCATGGCCATAAATTGTGCTGCTACTTCCTCAGCACTCATATTATCAGCATTGGCCATTAATGCCGCATAGGTGTTGTTACTTGAAGAACCCGTTTCTGGATTGGCTGGTTCTCTACCACTTAACTTTTCTTCGAATAGATCCTTGTAAGTTTCTTTTAATCCTTTTAGCTGTTCATCTAATCCGGATACTTTACCATCTGCACTTATCAATAATTTATCTCTATCAATTCTTGCAGATAATAAATCAGTATGTTTAGCCTTGGATACAGTTAATGCTTTTTCAATAGCACTATCTAAAGTTAGATTTCTTACTTTAGCATCATAATCAGCCTTTTGAGTCTTAATGGTTTCTTCATGATCCTTGATTGTCTTTTGTAATGTTTCATTATCACCATTGTTTTTCTTTAGATCTGTGATAGTTGTGTTAGCAGTTTTTAGTTGACCATTAACATCATTAAAAGTCTCCTTTGGTACTGCATTTTTAGGAAATTCAGTATTAATCTGTTTCATCAATTCCTCAACATCAAGACTACCATCCTCCTTCTTTTTAACACCTTCAATTAACTTTCTTAACCATTCCATATTCTTTCTCTCCTTTACTTCTAATAGATTTTTATACCTGCTCTCCAGGTAATGTAGAGTTACCTTTGTTCTTTATGCCCTGCAAAACTTTAAAAAGGGCATAATAAAAAGCCTTAGTTCCCTAAGACTTTAAATATTTAAAATCATTTTTTCTTCTTTTTGTTTTTTTATTAATAATTTTTATAACTTCTTTAGCTATCATTTCATTATCTAAAGTTAAATTTAATTTCATAACTTCCCAGTTATCCGATATAATTTTAATTTCTTCATTTACTCCCCTTGTTAATTCTAACCTTTTCTTTTCCAATTCCAACTGTTTGTCTACTTTATTGCTTAATTCCTTTTGAGCTATATAAACTTTATTATTTAATTCTATTACTTCTTTGTTCGATTTTACTTTCTTATAATCAGCAATAGTGTGTATTGTAAGTAATATTATTAATAATGTGTATAGTATTAAATACATAGTTATTCCCCCTTCAATTTTAAGCATAATAAAAGCACCTACTCTTTACTTTTTAGTAAGTGCTCTTATTGATTATCCTTTTGATATAATATTTCATCATATAATTTATATAACTTTAAACCTATACTATTAACAGTATCTTGATTATCCATACCATTCAATACTATTTCATCATTTATTAATAATTGTACCTCTCTAAAGTTTTTTGCATCTATATTAAAATTAATATAATCATTTTCTTCAGCTTTATTAATTATATATTGGTTAACTTCTGGTACATTAATTAGTAAATCAAATAAACTCTTTTTTAGTTTAAATTTCATAATAGCCACTTCCCTTCTTTATCGATTAGTTTGAATTAAAACTCCTGTGTTAGGGTTTACTGAAACCAGGCATTTATCTGTTATAAATTTTATGCTGTCAGGATCACTTTTTCTAATTCTTACCGAGCCATTTAAAAGAGCATCCTTAATATCATTAATTTCAACACCGCTTCTAGGTCTATTGGTTTTGGGATCTTCATTAGTTCCAAATACTCTTTCTATAAAGTGTTTACTTTGACCAGTTATTTTAATCCCATTATTAGTTGTTAATCCTACTATATCTGAATCAATTATTTTCTTATGCTCTTTATATTTACTATATGGAGTAAATGCAGATATCATATTGTTTGATCTAGATTTTACATAATCCTTAACAAGATTCCATTCCTCACTATTATTATACTTCAAATTCTGGAACTCTTCCAATGATTTTGGAACATCTTTGCCTAGTATTCCCTTATATTTTTCATGCTGTTTCTCATCACTAGCATAATTCATTTTCATCTTATCTTTTATTTTTTCCTCTGGAATACTTCTTCTACCCCATTCTTTTTTAACATCTATTTTAGCTACATCCCGTTCCTTCTTAGCATCATTTTCATCTACTATAGGTAATATAGTGCATCTACAGTTAGCATGTAATGGCAATGTAGGAAAATCTTTTATTTTATATATGTTACCGTGTTTAATACCACATGTAGGGCATGTTCTTTCATCTACAGCAGCCCATAATTGCACTTCCTCACATCCAGCATCTTCATAACCTTTAAATGCACTCTCATTAAGATAATGCATAGTCTCAGTTCTAATAAGTCTATGAGAAACATTAAATCCTGTGTTCATTGCATTTGAAAGTTGTATAACCATTTCTGTTACTGTCTTACCTTGCGTTAATCCGGTAACAACTATTTCATTAAGATTAGATGCTAGTACTTGTGTATTCTTCCATAGCCTCTCTGAGAAAGCACCTCCCTGCCATGGTCTATTAAGCATTTCCTCCATAACTTTCTTAGGTACCATATCAAACTTAGTATTACCTAACTCAACCATAACATTAGAGTAAGTGTCTTTAAATCCTTCAATCATATTGTTTTTACCAAAGGTTTCAACATTATCCCCTAACTCTCCTATTATGTTTTCCATATTCTTTTGTAACCCTATAAGTCTATTGTGTTTATGCATATCGCTTAAGGTTACACCTTTACCATTATTAATCTTCTCAGTAATATTATACAACTCCTCAGATATTTGAAGACTTGCATCTTGATACATTTCTAATAAGTATCTATTCTTTTCCTCTAAGTTGTTGTAGGTCTGCCAGGTACTATTGGCTATTCGTTTCTCCCAATACTCGCTACTTTTCATCAGCTCCACCACCTATAGGTATCTTGTCCTGGAATGGTAAGCTTTCTTGTTTTTGTTCTTTTAAGGCTTCCTTTTCTTTTTCAACATCTTTAACCCATGGATGATTAGCTATTATAGTATCATCTGAAATTACACCCTTAGATTTACCACAATTATCGATTACCTCTGTTTCATTAATCTCCATATCTCTATTAAATAAAATATCTAAGTCCACATTGTTATATGTTCCTAAGTTATTTTCACTAAGATATATGTTGATAAAGTATAATAAACTTTCAAATCCCATCTTAAATTCAGTTTCTAATGCATTAGCTTTTAAATCCAAGCCTGCATACATAAACTTAAGAGCAACTCCTGAAGGTGCTGAACCAAATTTATCTAAGTCTTTATTAACTGACTGCCCATCTTCAATTAAATCTCTCTTTAGCTGTTCATAATGTTCTCTTAGTGCTGTAATATCCATGGTAGGTGTTAATGTATCTACTCCTCCATCTTCAGGATCATCTATTGGAATAGCCCTATCCTCATTAAGTCCTCTCATAAACTCAGCAATATCTTCTCCGCCATATCCCTTTAAAACGAAGATAAGGTTTTTTACTTCTTCTACATAGTTAGCAGCTTCACTCCTGGATAAATCATATGCATCTAATAAACTCTTAACAAACTTAATATCCGGAAGCTCTATTCTATTATTCTTAAAAGGTATAAAAGGAACTTTGCCCCATGCATACCACAAATCACCTTTCTTATAATGCGCAACTGGTCCATTGCTATCATTATTCCTATCATAGTCAGGTATTAATAATTTACCATCTAATCTATAATATGAAACTCCATCTTTGGTCCATACTTCAACATTAGTTATAGTCTTTTTCTTATCATACTCCCATGCTACTGTCTCATATACCCTAATCATACTTTCTAGTTCTGTATGGCTGTTATCTCTCCATATAGGTATACATTGTTCACTAGGTATTATCATAGTCTTAAAGTTTCCTTCTTCGTCTATGTATGTCTGAAGCCATGCCATACCTTTGTTACTTGCTTCATACCCAAGTCCTGATATTTGATATTGAAAGTTTTTGCCTAGTACATCTTTAACTTTTTGAATATAACTTTCATCATCACAAGTAAGTGAATAATCTTTCGATAAAAGATAAGCAACCTTTTCATCAACCATATTCTTATATTTACTATGTGCTAGTTTATTATTAGCTTTATATGTTTCTTCTATTTCTGCACCCTTGACAATCCTAGTTATCCTTCTTTTTAGAATGTCATTTTCTACTTCATAGTATTTCTGCCCTACAGTCATCCAACGTCTTTTATCTGAGCTATTAAAATCATTTATCATTAGTATTACTTTATTATCTGTTAAACTATTTTCTTGCACTGCCATAATTCCAGCCTTCACCCCTTTCTTAATCTTATTCCATATATCCTTAATACCCACTATCTCACCTCACTTCAGGTATAAAAATAAGGACTAGAATGTTCTTAGTCCTCTCTTTCCTATATTCTCAGCTATTCCTGTAGTTGCATCAGGTCCATCATCATGTGCATTCTTTCCTTCTCTTTGGTACTTATTCATAGCCTCATAATACTCAGGCCACTTATCTTTCCAATTTCTTGGATAGTATATATGATCCATTACCCATGTAGAGTTAGAAAGTATTCTAGCAACTTTATTCTGACTTTGATGAAACCACTTAATCTTTGTCTTATTGGATTTATATTTGTCCTTAAGTATTCGTTCAACGCTTCGTGCAAATCCTTTACCACCATTATTAGATTCTATCAAAGCTCTATTAACTTCACATTCATATAAAGCCTTTGCAACAAGATCCTCTGTAACTTCCATAGGCTCCTGAGTATATATCACATCTAGTACATAAGCCTCTTTGTTATACACCCCATAAATAATATTACATAAGTAGTCTGCTCCTTCATCAGCAGTATCACCATAAGAAGATATTGAAGTAAATAAGTTATTTCCTTTATCATCAACTGGTAACTTATCATAAATCTTAAAGCTGCTATATAGTTTTCCTTTTAAGTCTATTGGCTCCTGCTGATAATTGGCACTAAATATATCAGCACCCATTACTGACTTTTTATCCAATGCACTTTCATAGCTTAAAACTTCAGGACATAACATTTCATGTTTATCTTTATCTATAATGGCCTTCATTGAAATGTGCTTATACTTCTTACCCTTTTCTTTGCACCAATTAAGAACCTTTCCAGCTAAGTCTTCACTATGCCACCTGGTCATAATAATGATTATCTTTCCACCTTCTTCTAATCTACTAAGCATAGTGTTAGTAAACCATTCCCAGTGTTTTTCTAAGACTGCAGCATTACTAGCCTCTAATGAACTTTTTATTAAGTCATCTATAATCATAAGACTACACCCAAAACCTGTTGCAGTTCCAGTAGGACTTGTAGCTAGATAGTTATTATATCCACCTTCAAGGCTCCATAAGTTCATAGCTCCATCACCACGTTTAATTGCTACTCCAGGGAACACATCAGAAAATACTGACTTATACTTATCTGCTTTTTCTTCCTGAATAGAGTTCCTTACATTTTTAGAAAACATAGTTGATAAGGTTTCATTGTAGGATCCTGTCATTATCTTTTCATTTTGATTATTACCTAATACCCATTCAACAAATAAACCTGCTGTTCTACTCTTACCATGACGAGGAGGTTCGTTGATAACTAATACATCATCATCACTCTCATAGAACTCTTGGAGATCATCGCACAACTCTACTAAATATCTTCTACCTTCTTTATAAAAGTCAGGTGCCTTTAAATTGCAATAAAAAAAGAACTCACGTCTTGCAAGTTCTACTCTAGCACCTAGCTTTATTAACTTCTTATCAATCACTAATCAACTTCTTAAGTTCCTCAGTGCTTAAACTTTCATATGGATTATTTATAGTACCTGAAACTTCCACTTTATCTTTGAACATGCCTAAGTGTTTTCCTAACTGTATAAGTGCATTATCTTTACAATATAGCTTAAACTTAAACTGCCCATCTTTCCCTATGCTTACCTCCGATATATTCTTTGTATCTATCTCAGTACTATTCTTAATCTTAACTCTAATTTCTCCATTTTCATCTGTGCAAAAACTCAAATAGTTCTTTATATCATCAAAAGCTATATCCGCAAGCTCTTTTAAAACTCTATATTGCGTTATTTCTGTTCTCTGTATCCTATCATTCATTCTCTTTTCAATATACTCCTGTATCTGAGGTTTTCTGAGGTTATCTGCCCCAGTTCTATATGCTGCCTTTTCCTTATATCCTGCTCTTATTGCAGCTTGTGTAGCATTAAGGTCAATTAAATATTCATCACAAAATGCCTTCTGTTTTGGTGTTATCTTGGCCATAATGCCACCTCCTAAAATATCAATAAAAAAGAACCCTATTTCTAGAGTCCTTAAAGATTTTAAATCTAATCATTTTTTAAACATAAAGCCATTATTCCAGATACTAATAGTAATATTACTACTACTGCACATATCATAAATGTTATTTGGTTATCTGCGCTTATACTATATAAACTACATGGTATATTTGCCACTGCTCCCAATAACATAAATGCTCCTGCTAAATTCTTCTTCTTTTCTACAATGCAAGCTCCAATTAAAGCTAATATACTAATCAGTAACCCTATAATAGAGAATATCAAAACTTTATTTCCATCTACTTCAGTAACCTTCATGTTTAGTCCTGAAAATAGTAAGAATCCACAACTTAATATACCTAATATACCACCTATTAGTCCAACTATAAAACTTGATTTTTTCATTGCAATCACCTCTTAATTCTTTATTAGCCTATATATTCTATAAAAACGATTAAATTCCTCTATTTAACCTGTCTCATTCTTCCATTTACTTTCTTATATTTTCTTTCTTTCATTACTTCTCTGAGATCATCTGTTGCTAGTTCTTCCCTTATTCTTTCATTTCCACAGTATGGACATGCTAAATATTTACCCTCATTTATTGCGCTTTTCATTTCAGATGTTAATAAAATAAATTCTCTGCAACATCCTCTACATTTGAAACTTGTATAAATCTTTAGCATATTCACACCACCTTTTCTATAAAATAAAAAGAACCCTATTAATTAGGATTCTTGTTAAGATTAAATCTATTTGTTTTATCTCCATATAGCCAAAAATCTATTCTATCCTCATATTCTGAAAATGATACCTCTTTTATTTTTTTATTTTGTATAGTATCATTTTCTAATGTAATTTCTACATTATCTTTTTCCATTTTGTAAGAAATTAAAATATCATTTTTGAATACATTTGTACCTTCTATACGATATCTTACTTCATTTCCACAACCTTTTTTTAAAATTATGTTTAATTTATTAAGTTCATCATTTAGCTTATTATCTTCAGAATAAAATTTATTTATATAACATTTGCCCTTTATTGAATCACTATATTTATTGTCACTAGTTAATATAGTATTTATTGTTATATCTTCTTCCTGTTTTCTTATTATTTCCATAAATTCTTCTTGTTCTTCAACAGGTATTGGAGATTTTTTAACAGCCTCCTTAGTTCCTTTCATCATGTACTTTTGAATAGTTATTAGATTTTTATCTATGAAATCTAATTTTACGTTAACATTTCCTAACGTCTTATTTGATTCTGAATTATTTTTCGAACTTTGCCATATAGCAACAATCGCTAATGTTATTGATGATGCACTTGATAAAAGAGAAATTATATTAACAACACTATCATTATCATTTAATCTTATTGTTACTACTGAAACTATTATTGCTAATAAAATTCCTATTAACCAAATCCAATCTCCGGTTCTCCACTTTCCCAATTATATCCCCTCCCCACAAATATTTTACAATACTATTTAAAATATAACAATAAAAGACACCCATATTTCTACAAGTGTCTTTTTATATGCAAGGGGATCCTGTCATGGAAATCATCTAACTTCCCTATATACAGATTAACATATCTATAACGGACATGTAGGACATTTAATAGTTTTTTAAATATCTTTCAGCAATCTTCCTTACACTTTCAGATGTACTATTTTCACCAATTACATCTGCTACATTGTACCAATTTAGACCTTCTACGTATCTAAGTGTTATAATCTGTCTAACCAAGCTATCCTCTATGCTATTAATTAATTCATTTGCTTGTTCCTGCAGCTCTAAGAGTTCTGATTTCCTTTTCATAAGCTTACTTTGTAGTCTTCTGGTCCTTCTATTAAAATCTTCTACATCTATCCCTTCTAATTGAAAACTCCTTTGAGTATATGGGAAATATGAACTTGAACCAGTAACTTTATCTGTTACCATTGCAGGTTCTATATTATCAATCTGTGTTTCAATTGTTGCTATTTCTGATTTAATATATCTAATCTGCTTTAGTTGCTCTTTATTCAAACTATCTCCTCCAGTTCAAACTCAACTCTCTCTAGTTCTTCTGTATATTTCTTAATTACTGTAAGCTCTACAACTTGGCTATCATCTTCATATGCTATTTTATTCAAGCTATCAAGTATTATCTTAGCCACATTATCTGCATCAGGTTTCTTTTGTGGGTGTTGCAAACCTTCTCTAATTGCTTGTACACGTTTCTTTGTGTAACTCTTAGGTATTTTATAGTATGCTTCAATTCTCGCTTTTACAGGCCCTTCTAAGTGTATTCCGCATTGCTGCTGATAACATAACTTTACCCAGTTTTCATAACTTACTGTATCCCCTGGAGTAAACGTTCTCCCTGTCTTAGTAATAAATCTCGGTCTAGCTTTGCCTTTTATCTTTCCTTCGACTACTATCACTTTTCTTCACTTCCTTGCTTTTCCTCAGTAAATATATATTTTTGTAAAAAATCTCTTAAAGTCACACGCTCAACCATCCTCGAATTTGAATAAAAAAATACCGCATATTCATTTGAATAGTACGGTGTTTGTGTAGTTATATATTTACTAAGTTAATAAAATTTCTGAAGGTTTAATTTCTAACTCTAATAGTTCAAAAAGTTTTTTTATATATGGGAAAAGTATTGTATCGTCAAACTCTCTTAAATCTATAATTGACTTTCTTAAATTTACAACCTTTTTTACATCTCGTATATCGATAGGGCATTCCTCTTCATTTATTTTTAACCCCATTAATTTACCACCTTTGATTCTTTCAAGTTCTTCATAACTTGGTTTTCCTTTATGCTTAATGTAATTATACAAATTACGTATACTACTATCTTTGAAATCTTTCCAAAAATCGATTACAAGATTAATAGAATCCTCAAATTCAGGACACATCACCTTAATATATGTTAAAGGGTTTCCTTCATTGTCTGGATTGGTTACTAAATTCTCAGCATTTCGCATTGCATCATAAGCATCTTCTATATTTATAAAATCATTTAACTTAATTGTTTTATCTTTCTTATATAATGCATATTCTGTACTTATATAACAAAGAGTCCATGATAAATCAACTAATATATTATAATATATTAGTGCCGTTTCATACATTCTTTGTATAAACAATAGCTTAAAGGCTTCTGTATAGTTAGGATCATAATCTTGAAACCAATGGTCCCAATCATCTGTTTCAGTCTCCCTAAGAAATAATCGTGCAGATTGATATTGCTGGAAAATTTCATCTTCTTTAGCTCTAAAGAATATATCTTGAGAAGTTGGTAGTTTAATTGTAGTATTTTTGCAAAATTCAATATGAATATCTTTGTTTGGATCCAAACTAAAAATATCTGTTGAAAATTCCATGCACCGTTCACCTCCAAATAGATTGTTGATATTATTTCAATTTATTTAATATATTGTATAACTTTTCAAACAAATCTTCAACACCGTACCTATTTAATTTTCAAAGAACTAATTTTATTACATGGTTATCATGTGAGAATGTAACCCTGCAGTGGCACCCTCACATGAACTTATTCCTGTACTAAGATATTATTTTTACATTGTTTATCCTTATTAAATAGTAAAACTTAATTGTTCTACCCGAATAGGAACATCTTCCCACTCTACACCTATATAATCTAATACTTTACCCCACCCAAACTTTTCTCCAGTCTCTGGGTCTGTAACACATCTATACATCCAAAACTCCCACTCTTTAAAATTACGTTCTCTTAATCTATCAAAACGGTGAGGTCTTTGCTCTAGGTGAATTCCAAAACCACACATACTACATCCAGTTCTCTGAGCTTTAGTAGTATATAGAGTACCATCTGGTTTTTGTTCTATGGTTCCGTATATTTCCGGTATTGGAACTTTTAAATCTAGCGATAATTGCAACAAGTCTTGTCTTGTAAATATCGCAAATGGTGCACTTCTCATAACGGATATCCCATAGTAATTGCAGCCATGATCTATTAGTGATTCTTCTCTTTGTCCACCTTCTGAAGCCATCATACCTAAGTAAGGATAACTTTTATGTTCCTTAGCCCAATCCCCACAGGGTTTTTCCTTCATGTGATAGCAACATTGATTTGAAACTTTAAACGGTGCCTCCATATAGTGGGTTCCATAGCTTTCATTTTCCATACCTGCAAATAGTTCAAGCCACTTTTTAGGTAATTTCATTCGGCTATTTTTAGCAAAATGGCCTTGTTCTCCACACTCACCAGTAATAATTGCATGTCTTACTGTCGTATTTCTTTCAGTTGGATTTTGAAGTGTCTCTATTCTACCTGCTAACTTCTTTGATATTACAGGAAATCCAACTTCATTAAGGACAGCAACCTTGGATTTATATGGTGCCAACTTAATAATCCCTAATTCATCATGTATTCTTTGAATACTTTTATCCTCTAGCATCGATACTGATATTGCTGGTACATTTATTCCTATTGATCTTAGAAAGAGTAGTAATGTAATGCTATCTAATCCACCAACACTTATATGGCAATTTAAATCTCTCTTTGCCATCTCATTATAAAATTCCCAGGCTCTAAGCTCTGCTTTTCTAACCTTTATTTCATACGGAAGATTTTGAAGTGCCATAAACTGTTGTTTTTTCCTTCGCTTATTTTCTCTCCATTCTGTATCATTCATTATAAACTCCCCCACTTAATCTTCAACTAGAAAGGCATATCCTCTCCATCATCAACTGGTGTCATATCTCCATTCCCAAAGTAATCTCCTGGAATACTGCCATTATCCTGTTGGGTTGCTTGTCCTTTTTTATCGCCATACTCTAGAAATCCTACTTCCTCCGCTATGACCTCAGTAACATATCTTCTTCCGCCGTCTTTAGCTTCATAGGACCGAGTTTCAA